AAATAATGCATTGTTTCACTATGGTGTATATGCAAAACAAAAATGGCCAGAGAATTGGAAATCTAAATTGGTTGTGTTTAATGAAACTGCGATGCAACAACCATTATCAGATAAAGAAGTAGAAATAATTACAACACAACACGATAAAAAAGATTGGGGTTATAAATGTAATGATCAACCAATGTGTAGTTTGTGTGATAAAAAATTATGTAGATCAAGAAAGTTTGGTATTGGACAAGAGATAGTATTTCCAAATTTAACTGATCTTCAAGTTGTTAATCTAGAAGAACCATACTATTACATGAACGTAGATGGTGATAGATTGTACTTAGATTCAGCAAAGCATTTAACTAATCAAAGTTTATTTCAAGAAGAGTGTGTAAAACAATTAAGATTAAATCCAAAAACTTTAAAAGTAGATGACTGGAAAAAAATTACAAATATTCTTTTAAAGAATGCAGAAGTAACTGAACCTGCAGAAGGCACTGGCACAAAAGACATATTAAAAAATTATTTAGAAGATTATTGTGTAAATAGAATACAAAAAGATGATTTTGAAGATTTAAAAAATGGTGGAACGTATACCAAAGAGGGCTATCATCATTTTGTATTTGATAATTTCTTTCACAATTATTTATCTAGAAAACATTGGAAGGTACCATATCAAAGAACATCACAAATGTTAAAAGATGATCTTCATTGTTCTACAAAACGTGTGGGTAAACATAAACTATCTGTATTTGTTGTAGCTAGATTTGATAAGAAAGATGAAACATATAAACCAAAAACATTTAGAAAGGATAACTATTAATGAGAACAGTTATCTATGGTCCACCAGGTACAGGTAAGACTTATACATTACTAAAACACATAGAAGATTTTTTAACTAAAACAGACTCAGATAGAATAGGTTATTTTACATTTAGTAAGAACGCTGCAGAGGAGGGCAAACAAAGAGCAGCAGATAAATTTAAATTAGGGTTTGATGATCTTCCATACTTTCAAACACTACATTCTTTTTGTTTTAATCAACTTGGTTTAAGTAAGGATCAAGTTATGAAAGAAAAACATTATAAAGATTTAGGTGAAAAAATGGGTATAGAAATAGAAGGCACGCAACAAGATGATGATCACGATAGTATATTTTATTCAAAGAATCCATACATACAGTTGATAAACATAGCACGATCAAAAGAAATAGATCCCGTAAGATATTATCACCTTACAGAAAATCCAAAAATATCTTTAAATAAATTAGAAATTATATCTGATGAATTAGAAAGATACAAAGAACAAAATAGTTTGATTGATTTTCCTGACATGATAGAAAAATTTTTGGAACAAGGCACACCACCAAAACTACGTGTGATGTTTGTTGATGAAGCACAAGATTTAAGTTTGATACAATGGAAATTAGTTAGAAAGATTGAAGAACAATCTATAGATTCTTTTGTTGCAGGTGATGATGATCAGGGTATCTACAAATGGAATGGTGCACACGTAAATACTTTTATAAATTTAGAGGGCACAAGAGAAGTTTTAGAACAATCAAGAAGGGTGCCAAGACAACCATTTTTATTAGCAAATAAAATTATTAACAAAGTAAAAAACAGAGTAGATAAAAACTATTTACCAAAGGATGAAGAGGGGTATGTAGAACGTTGTCCACATTTATCACAAATAGATTTTAGTTATGGTAAATGGTTAATTCTTACAACTGCAAACTACATGTTAAATAGTGTTGGTGAAATTTTAGATGAGAAAGGTTTGTATTGGCAAAGAAGAAACTCATCACCAAGAGTAAAAAATATTTATGAGATAATAGAAAAATGGAATCAATTACGTGAAGGCGTACCAACACATTATAATGATCTTAAAAAAATAAAAGCAAAGATGAACAAGACTTGGGACAAGAAATTGTTTAAAGACTTAGCTAAAGATCAATTTTATGACATAGATACTTTAAAAGATAAGTTTGGATTACACACAGAGTCTGAATGGTACGAAGCGTTAGATGAATTAGGTGACAGAGATGTAAAAAAAATATTAAAGTTAATAGAGTCAGGAGAAGATCTAACAAGAAATCCAAGAATAAAAATATCTACAATACATGGAGTCAAAGGAAATGAAAGAGAAAATGTAGTAGTTACAACAGAATTATCTGGAGCAGCTTTTGAAGAGTATCAAAAGAATCCTGATGATACACATAGATTGTTTTACGTTGCGTGTACAAGAACAGAAAACAATTTATATATTATAGAACCACAAACAAAGAAAGCTTATGACATCTAAAGATATATTTAAAGATGCATTTCCTCAAGATAAACAAATTGGCGGGAATCATTACAAGACCTTTGTCATACAGCCATACGAGTTTATTTCTAAAAATGATCTTTCGTTCTTTCAAGGAAACGTTGTGAAATATGTTTGTAGATATTTAAACAAGAATGGTGTAGAAGACTTAGAGAAGATAAAACACTATTGTGATTTAGAAATAAAAAAATTGAAAGACAAAAATAAAAAATAATGGAGGAGTATATAGATATTGGTCTCATTACTTTTATTGTAATAGCCACTATCTTAGTAAACATATGAGTGATAATTATCAAAGCTTCTTAGAAGCAGCTAAAAAAGTAGAAGACAGTTTTGCTAAAAACTTAACTGATGTTGTAAAGTCAACAAAACAACAAGACATGTACGAACACTGGGACATGGTAGGAAAACTAGATGGTGAAACTTTTAAGTTTGAAGTTAAAGGCCAAAAGAGATTTAACAGGAAAGATCCAGAACCTCAAGACGAGATGGCATGCATAGAGTATGTAAACGTAAACGGTTATCCTGGTTGGGTACGAGGAGAGGCAGATTATATTGTACTTCAAAGAAAAGTTTATGATTGGCTAGTAGTTAATCGTAAAGAATTATGGGACATGGTACACGATAAATTAAAAGAGAGAAATTTTTCAGCATCAGATAGAGAATGGTTTGAACCAAAAGAACCATACGCTACTTATGACAGGTCTTTTTTTGGAAAAAAAGATAAGTTTTGTTGGGTACCTTTTGAAGACATAGAAAAACTAAAAGATATAAAAAAAATAAATAATGAAAACGATATACAAACCACAAACTGAATGGGTTCCACCAGAATCTTTTCCTGATCTATCAAAGTATGATGAGATTGCAATTGACCTGGAGACAAAAGACCCTGATTTAAAAAATACAGGATCTGGTTCTGTTACAGGTAAAGGACACATTGTTGGTATAGCTGTTGCTGTGCACGATTGGTCTGGATATTATCCTATCCGTCACGAAGGTGGTGGTAACATGGACCACGGAGCAGTCACAAGATGGCTACAAGATGTACTAAAAACACCTGCAGATAAGATATTTCACAATGCTATGTACGATGTGTGTTTTTTGAGGGCTGAAAGGTATGAAATACAGGGTCGTATAGTAGATACCATGATTGCTGGCTCTCTCGTGGACGAGAATCGCTTTCGATATGATTTAGGTAGTTTGGGTCGGGATTACGTCGGAATCGGCAAAAATGAGGCTGTTTTGAAGGAAACTGCTGACCATTGGGGCATCGATGCTAAGTCTGAAATGTATAAACTACCTGCAATGTACGTTGGTGAGTATGCAGAGCAAGATGCTGTACTGACACTGAAGTTATGGCAGGAGATGAAGAAAGAAATTGAGTCTCAAGACATCGAAGACATATTTAATTTAGAGACTGAACTATTTCCTTGCCTCGTTGATATGAGATTCTTAGGAGTTCGAGTAGATTTAGAAGCAGCTCACAAACTAAAACAAGAATTGGTATCAGAAGAAAAACGATGCTTAGAAAAAGTATGGAAAGAAACAGGAGTAGACGTTCAAATATGGGCTGCAAGATCAATTGAAAAGGTTTTCCAAAATCAGAAACTACCCTACGAAAAAACTGCCAAGACTGAAGCACCATCATTTACTAAAAACTTTTTACAAAATCATTCTAACGAATTAGTTAAACTTATTGCACGTGCAAGAGAGATAAACAAAGCACATACAACATTTATAGATACCATACTGAAACATGAACACAATGGTAGAATACATGCTGAGATC